GAAGAAACTTCTCTTCTACTATTCTACCAGTGTATTCCGTAATGGAATTAATTTTAGTAAAGTATTTGAGAGGCTCCGACCCAACTAGGATTACCCAGTCATACTTGTCGAGCTCGATGTTGATGTCAACATCACGCTTTAATACTTTTTTGACCTGAGGATTTGAGCACAGAACATAAGAATCGAACTGAATTTTATTCTCAAAAAGTTCGAAGAACTTATTTCTGCTTGGTTTACTTTCTATTAATGCTATTTTTTTCATATTTATATATTATACTAAATTTTTAACCTCTTGTCAAGTATTATTTTTTTATCCACTTAACTAACTCTTCTTTTAGATAGTCCTGGTTGTGGTGACCACTGCCAATAAGTATCGTCCATATTATGTAAAGCAAAGTCGTACTCTGTAGGATAAGAAGGTAATATCTGTCTTATAAAAGTATACTCTCTATTTTTTCCGAACTTTATTGCAAGTGCTCTATGTGACTGGTTTATATTTTGATTTGGTCTCAGCAACTGCATTCTTTTTTCCGTATCTCTAGTAACATTTAGAATTGTCTTTGTATTGTGCTTGTTCTTTAAATAGTCAGCAAGCTCAGTATTTTCTGCAAAATTTGTATTGCTCATGTCTATATGTTCTGGAATGATGCCTTTATCTTTTTCTGTTATGTGGTTTATTGGATTAGTGGTTATAGAGTAGGTATTTCTACGTCTTTCTTTATAACCATTAGTGTGTTTTATTTTTGCTGGATTAATTCTTTTCTTTAAACTAAATAATAGTCTTTCTCTCTCTGATGCTTTCCTTACATCATTATTCTTCTGTAACTCAGATATAGATTCATAACTAGTTAATGCTTCCATCATATCTTCTAACACTCTACATGTTGTAATGAGAGTTGGAATATGTTGAACTGGATAACCGCATAGTCTTCCAGCTCTTTGTAATATTGTTTCTATATTAGTAGTACGTGAGCAATAAAATAAAGATTGCAACTTGTTAAATCTTCCTTCAGGTGCTCTAAATGTATTAGTTCTATCAGAAAGGTAGAAAGCTACTATAAATACTTTGTTAATGTTATGTTTTTCTGCTAGTTCATATACTCTCGTAGGGGTAAACTTACTACTTTTGTTATCTACTCCTTCTCCATTAACATAATAAGTGTAAGAGGATTCATCAGAGTTTGATACTCCGATTACAGAGTTTTTACTATATTTTCTTAAGTTTTTCACTATCTTTGCATGAGAACTCTTATTAGGAGCTATCTGTATAAGTTTCACTCCTTCATACTCCTCAGTAATATAATTTAAAGCAGAAGATGTTAAAGTTTCCCCAAAGAGACTTTCTATATCATTATCCTCGAGAGTATCTTTTGCAGAATCTATAATCTCCTTAATACCTATATAAGTATCTCCTCTTGGAGCTAGAATTACATCATCAAAATCTGTCTCAGAAAAGTGATTAGCAAAAGGAGTTGCAGTAATATTACGAACTTCTCCTACTGCAGGTAACTCAATAATAGCTTGTGTTATTCTTTGCTTTTGAACAAAACCTTTTTTAGTGCTATGGTCTAGTGCTAAAGAATCGTCCTCGTCTATGTTTACATTAAATAATATTCCTCTACCATATTTTGTATGATATGAAGATATTATTTGCTTTAATTCCTCTAAACTACTATGATGAGCAATAAGAGAAAGTACATATTTTCCTTCGATAGCTCTTCTAGTAATTCTATTATGAAATCGTTTTAGTTGGTCAAGTCCTGTATATAACTTTACATCATGTTTTGTTATTTTTTCATTTGTAGATTCCATTGAAGCATTAGTATTATAATTTATAAATACTTCAACTTCATTTTCTTTTTGTCGAGAAAGATATCTATTAACTACATAAGTAGTTTTACCAGATTGCATTTCTCCATTAATCATTATTCTTCTTTTCATAATTTTCTCCTGCGACTTTAGCGCAATTATATTTATTTAATAAAGATTATTTTTTAACTTTAATACTGAAGTTTCGCTGAGAGCTCCTGCATCACCTAAGTCTGGTGGTATGGCAATTGAGTAGTGTTTTAATTCTACTTTATCACACATTTCTATTACCATCTCAGTAGCTTTTTTACCAGCTTCATCAGGGTCAAAAAATATATCCACTTGTTCTACACCCTTCATTTTAAGAAGTTGTAGTTTTTCTGGAGTAATATTATGAGTTCCAAAACAACACACGGCATTAGTTAATCCTTTGTCATGTAAGTTTATAACATCATATATACCCTCCACTAATATCACTCTACCCATTATTGGTTTTATTCCACTTAATGGATATAGTGGTAACTTTACTCTTGGTGGGTGAAATATATACTTTGGTTGGTCTTTAATATGACTATTCATTCTTAGTCTGCCATTAAAAGCAACTATCTTACCCGTAATATCTCGAATAGGAAAGTTTATCCTATCCTTGAAAGGAGAGTGAATACACATAAATGCTTCAAACTCCTTATATGTTTGTTCTTTAATATTTCTTTCTGTGCCTGTGTAGGGAATTATATCATGAGGCATTTGTAATCCTATAGACTCAGACCTTTTTCTATCAATTGTTTGTTTTACTTTTTCTCTTTTTATATCTAAATAATTACTTGGTTTATCAAATAGTTTAAATATATTACCTTTAAAACCACATGAGAAACAGTTATACACTCCTGTAATTTTATCTATTCTCATACTGGGGTTACTATCATCATGCTCAGGATTTAAGCACGACACAATATAGTCTGCGGGTGAGACTTTAAAATTAATCTTTTCTTCTATCAGTAACTCTTCTACTGTCAATGTCTAACTCCTTTGGTAATTCTTTATTACAATGTGGACATACCAAGGGTAGTCCTAGTAATTTTCTGTAAATACAATCTTTAATGTAAGAAATCGTTTCCATACTCTAATTCCATTTGGTCTTCGTAGATTTTTCTAAACTCCTCTAAACTGGGAATACCTAAATCAAGTCCTGCCTCTCTTAGAGTATAGAGTTCTCTTACATACTTTATATACGCTACTTGTAATTGTTCTTCTGTGTATAGTATCATAAGTCTTGTGCCTCTTCACCTTCTGTTCCTAATCCCATGTCCTCTTTCATTTTTTCTTTCTCTGCTGGAGTCAGTGCGGAACCTGGGCCAATCTTCAATGACTTCCAATTTACTTCACTAGAGAAACCTTTTACTTCATTGTTTCTCATTTTGGTACAGTTAAATGTCATACACTGGTCAGCAGGCTCCCAAGTTTCAAGGGAGTAAGCTGCATCAGCTGCATCTAATATACCTTTTGCAAATCTAGCCTCTCCACTAGAATCTGTCTGATACGGAGCGAAAACTAAAGTTTCATACTCTTGTGCATAAGACTTTAGTTTCTTACTTATTTCAATTTGCTCCTGCCAATCATATTGACTATTTTTGCCTGGTGCATTGTGGCGACGAACTTGGTTTAGATAATCTACGATTACGATACCAATGTCTGAACGACTAACCCTCTTATCGAGTTCGCTTTGAATTTTTGAGAGAGTGAGGGCTGGATCGTAGACTACATCTAACTGCCTGTCTTCGTGTAAAGGATTCTTAGTTAAGTTCCTATGGAACTCATCAAAGTCTCTATGTGATTCATATTCTCTTAGCAGATCGTCTCCACCCTGAAAACGATTTGCCCACCAACCAGCAACAAGATTCCATTCTTCTGTATTCATAACTTTGTCACGAATATTTGTAAATTGAACTCCTGTACTTATGGAACACATTCTCTGTAAGATAGAACGACTATCCATCTCAATAGTGAAATAAATAGCAGTTCTGCCTGAATCATACACATTAACAGCAAGGTTACAGGAAGTCAGAGACTTACCAGAACCTCGTCGTCCACCAACTAGCACTAGGTCTTTGGGTGAAAACTTGACGCTTGCGTCATATTCTGTATTAAGTCCTAAAGGTAAATACTTTGCTCGTTGCTCATCATCTTCAAATAATGTAATAGTTTGCATACTTTCTGAAGGTGGTGTAACATCTACCTTATCACTTACGTTTAGGACTATTTCTTGTAGTTGTTCTATATTTTCTTCTGCACTAGCCATAGTGACAGTTTTATCCACATAGTTATCTAATTCATCTAAAATTTCAGTTTGGGTAAATTCATTTTTTAGGTAATCGAGTAGCATGTCTGCATCTACTTCGACTTCTATAGATTCGATTGCGGATAGTTTTTCAAGAACCTTTTGGTCTCTCTGACCTGCAATAAGTTCCTCAAAAGTTGGGAGAGATTGATAATTATCTACGTGCTTTTCCAAGATGTTGAAAACCCCTCGGTACTCATTTGGTAAATAAATTTCCTTTACCTGAGACCAAGTATCTAAATCTTGTTGTATAACTATTTGTTTTAGTAAAGCACTCGCAATATTCATAAATCTCTCTCAAAAAAAGGGAGGGATTGCCCCTCCCTGCTAAATATTGCTAGTTAGCCTATTTCTTTTCTAGCTGCACCATTGTAATCAGCACATTGTAAACCTCTTCTGGTTAACATTGTTTTCACGCCTCTTACAGTTTTGCCGATATTCTCAGCAATGTCTTCGACAGTCATTTCAGAAATATCAAGGTCAGCTAAGACGTCTGCTTTGCTTGAACCTTTTGTGTGCTCTTGCTTAGGAATAGCATTGATGTCACCACTTCTAAGTAATGAAAGAGCTTTACCTCTGATAGAGTTAACACTTTTTCCAAGATTGTCAGCGATAGCTTCTACAAAAGCGCCATCGTTAACCATTTGAATAAATGTTTGCTCTTCTTCAGGAGTGTAAGTTCTAACACTTTCTGGCTTAGGAGCTGGCTTAACATGCTCAGTTAATTCCATAGAAAGAATTTTACCTTGAATAGACTTTGCACTAAAGTGTCCGCCTTCAAAGTTTGATGCTATTTCAGCATAAGTATATACTCCGCTATTATCTTGTACGAAGTTTTGTAGAGTTGCCTCTTGGTCTTCTGAGAAAGACTTAGAAGCTGAAGCTGAAGCTAGTTCAACATCAAAACCCATTTTTCTTAGCTTAGATGAAACACTTCTTGTTGAAGTTTCTAATTCATCAGCAGCATCTGCAACCATTGCCTGTGTTACAGGACTATTATCACCAACGAAGTCCACTAGTTGCTGTGTTCTTTCGTCTGTCCATTTTGGTAATGCCATATTAATTTTCCTTAATTAATTGTTT